ATACAAGCATGAGGAGATGCCAGTAGGGCTACCTCTTGCATATAAGGTTAAAGACGGTAAGGTTAAGATTAGAGTTGGAGTACACAACAAGCTTCCTATGCATGATAGAGTATGGGAAGAGATGAAGATTTACGGTGACAAGGGCGGCTCCTCTATTAGAGGGGAAGCTGAGAAACAAGAGAAGGTCTGCGAAGGAGAAGTCTGCCACAACAACATCTCCGAATTGTCTCTTTGGTCCGTATCATGGGTTGGCAACAGGCCAGCTAACCCAGAAGCTACAGTTACAGAAGTAGCGGCAGCAAAAGAAGTAGAACCTATTAAGGTGACAAAGCAAATAACTTTAGATGAAGTAGAGGGAATGTTAGAGAAGATAATAGAACGTAGGGGGAAAAAATATTGTCTTTTTGCTAAGAAAGATAAGAAGTTATTAGGTTGTCATTCTACGCGCGCAGGCGCAGTAAATCAAGAGCGAGCAATCCAAGCTAGAAGATTTAGTAAAATAAATGAAAGTCTTGATAAGATACTAGAAAAGTATGTTAACAAAAAGAAACCTTGTGAAGCAGGTTATGAGATGATAGGAACTAAATTAATAAGAGGTAAGAAAGTTCCTAACTGCGTTCCTTTAGGAAAAGCTGTAGCTTCTGTAAAAGTTAAAGCACCAAAGGGACATCACTGGATGGCATACAAAGATGGTCCTGTATTAATGTTAGGTGATTACGAAGAACACGTAGGTGCAGTAGAAGAGTTTCCATTTGAAGTAATAGAAGAACATGATGAATCAAGATTGTTAAAAGCAGAGTATCAAGGCAGTAAAGTGAATCTTAACAAGCCTTTTCGGTTAAAAGGTGAGAACAAGAAATTTGGGGTTTACGTAAAAAACGATAAAGGAAATATAGTTCAAGTAAAGTTTGGCGACCCTAAGATGGACATCAAGCGTGATAGCCCTGACAAACGTAGAAACTTTAGAGCAAGACATAACTGTGATAGTCCTGGACCTAAACATAAAGCAAGGTATTGGTCATGTAAAATGTGGAGTACAAGTAGTGTAACTGACATATTAGGAAAGATTGACAAACATATTTGGGACATTGCAGGTTTTAGTAAATGTTCAATTAAGAAGAATCTTTTATTAATTAAGGCTCCAAAAAGGCGACAAGATTACAGGTCAGGTGGTAAAACTCCAGCAGGTAAAAAACCAAGAAGAGACCCTCCAGGTAAAACGCAATGGAATAACTGTCTTCAGAATGCAAGAAGATTAAAAAACTATCAAGGAGGTCCTATGACTGCAAGTCCTAAAAGATTTTGTGGAGCGCTTTGGTATGATTACCAGAAGTTTGGCCACAAGGCTACAGGTTCAGACCGCGCACCTAATCCTCCAAATAAACATCCGCCTGGGTCAGGTGGAAAAGAACCTGGCAATGTAGAAGATATTAGTGGTTACCGATTTAGAACTAGAATGTTTGAAGAAAGTAATTATAATCCTAAAACATTAAATCCTAGAAACATAGATGAGATATTAAGCCGTGGTGGAAAGGGTAAAAAGGGTAAAAAGCGTTAGTTTCCGGAAAGTTATTGTTGCTTATATAGCCTTTTACACATAAACAGACATGACAGAATGCACTTGTGGTGGCAATCACGCTAAATCTGAGGACGAAGAAATCGTCGCAACAGAGGAAGTAGAATTAGCTGCTGGATTAGAAGAGCCAGTTGAACTTGGTAAGGAAGAGGCGCTATACAAAGACATGGAAGCCACACTTGCTAAACTAAAAGAAGTACTCGCATACCTTGAGGATGCTGCAGGCGAAGAGAAAGCAGAAGAAGAGGAAGAAGAGGAACCTGAAGAAGAAGAAGAACCTGAAGAAGAGGAAGAAGAAGAAGAAAAGATGGTCGAAGAAGAGAAATCTACAAAAATCGAAGACTTAGAAAAATCTTTAGCAACCTTGAAGAAACATGGAATTAACGTTTATACAGGCAAGAAAGCAACACCTGCTCCAGCTCCAAAAGCTGAAGAACAAAAGGAAATTGACTTCTTGAATGTATCAAAATCACTAGAGGAAATAGATAGAATGAAATCAAACAAAAACTTAGTAGGAGGTTTCTAGAATGGCTGGAATGAGTTTTGAAGATTACGTCAATGCTTACTATACTGGCGGTTTAGATATCTCAGCAAGATATGGCATAAAGAAAGACGCATTACGTTCAGACGGTGGCGGAACAACTTCTGACGCAGCATACTTTAACACAATGTATGGGGCATCAGTTTTTAATCAGCTAAACACCAAATCTGATGTATTTAAGTTATTTAGAAAAGAAGGTTGGACACAATCAGGATGGAGAGTATTAACTGACCGAACTGTATCTGGCAGCAATACTGGAGTAGCAGAAGGTGGAGCATTTGGAACATCAGATGTGCCAGACCTAGCACTAGTAGAAGCAGACATCAAAGAAATTGTAAGTCCTTACACAGTGACTACAAAAGCAGCTATCTTAGCTGAAGCAGATGATGGAGTTAAAGGATTAGCAGCTTTCCTAAGGGCGCAAGCAGCAGAAGCACATTCTTTCCATATTGATGGAATGTTGACCGCAGATTACGCAGCAGGAGCAGCAAATCTTAATTTTGAAACCTTAACTCGTGTAGCAAGTAATTTTGCTCAAGTAGGTCTTAATAGTTCAGTTGTAGCAGTAGAAGTTGACATTTACAACTTAGATGGAAGAGGAGATGGAGCAACATGGGCTGATGGTTTTGTTTACGCAGGTAATTCTGATGGCACAGGTTCATACGGAACTAATGAAGTATTAAGTTTAGCTGCATTAGATGCAACTATTCAAAATGCAATAGAAAACGGCGCATCATACGACAACTTAATGTTTTTGATGGGTCATCAACAGTTAACTGAATTAAAACAATTAGTTACAGCAGGAAGTTCAAATGCAACATGGAGAATGGCATTAGAAGCTCAAGCACCAAAAGGAACAAACGGAGTCGCTTCAGAACCAGGAATGAACCTAGATGGACGCATGGGATACTATGACAGCATACCAATCTACGCAACACAACATTTGGCTACAGAATTAAATGGTTCATCTGGTGGAACTGGAATGGGTCCAATTCTATTATTAGATATGGAAAACCTTTACATGAAGATTGCAGCACCAACTACCTTCTTAGCACAAGAAGATTTGGCAAACGTGCAAGCATTAAAGAGAAACTATGCTTTCATGACTGCTGGAGAACTAATCTGTACTAAGTTCAATACACAGGGACTAATTAGAGATTTGAAGAGCGCTTAGATTAATTGGAGCTATGATATCATGGTTACGATTAGGTACAAAGGGAATAGGCTTTCTTTTGGTAGGGCTGACGGTGGGCGTAGCATTACGTTCCACCCAAATGCAGTCTACACGTTTGACGAGAATGACAAAAGAAACAAAGAGTTTGTTAAAAAACTACTTGCCAAACCAGACCTCTTTGAAGTCCAAACTAAAGTTGGGACTAAGAAGGTCGGCGCAGGGGTTAGAACTGGCAGCAAAGCTCTTGGAACCAAGCAAGAAAAAGTAGACTGTCCAAAAGGTAGTTACAAATGCAAAGGCGTCTGTAAATGCGGAGACCTTAAAAAGCCCAAAGGCTTGAAGAAAGCTAAGAGGGCTGATTAATGGCAAATACAGTAACAAACAAAAGACACAGCAATTCATTAAAAACATCACTAGTAACAAATGGTGCAGTAGTAGCACTTTCAGGAAGTGCCGCTGTTGCTATTAGCGAAATAGATGCAACTGCATACGAAAGAGCAACGTTACAAATTAAACATGGATTAAGTGGAAGTGATACTAACACTATTACTGCAAAAGTATATGGTAGTTTAGTTGATGCAGCAGGAACAGTAGGTGGTGCTAATTGGACACAGATTGGTGATGATATCCTCATTACAAATGCTTCAAGCGCAATGAAGTCTATAGCTACTACGGGTTTACGCAAGTTAGGCGTTACAATGACAGTAGCGGGTGGAGGAACTCCTAATTTCACTGCTGACTTTTGTTTAGTATTCTTACAGGGGACCATTTAGTGAATGGCTTCTCCTATATACTCTGAAATTGTCTTCGTAAGTGAGGTGGCCTAATGGCTACAGTAGTTTGGTATTCTAACCCTACATCAGGGAACGCTATGGATTGGACAGATTCCAATCAATGGAATACAGCAACAGATGGTTCAGGCACAGCAGGAAATCCAGATTCTACAGATGACAAAGCAATAATTCAATCTGGAGATACAGTTACGTTAGATACTAATGTAACAACGGGACAGTGTTCTGTTTTAGGCACACTTACAGGTAACGCTTCATATTCATTGACATTAGCAGGTAGTGACGAAGATAATAATTTTAGCAATAGTGGAACACTGACAAATTTAAATATTATAATGACTGGATTAAGGGCTTCTGGAGATAGGAGCATTATTGATTCAGGCAGCGGAATACGAGATTTAACTATTAACGATACAACTAACAGTGGCAACAACGTTCATAAATTAGGTAACAATTTATCTATATCTGGAGACCTTACAATAACTTCAGGAACTCTCTCAACGGTAACACCTGCTGGTGGTTCGGTAGGACTTACAGTAACAGGAGATGTAAGTGTAACAGGAACACTTACAGGTAATGCTTCAGCAATTAGTATGGGAAGTCTTACAGTTAATGGAATCTACAATGCAACAAGCGGAACAACTATAATAACCAGTGAAAGAAGCAATGGCCGAGCAATAGACATCGTAGGAACCTTTGACGATAATGGTGGAATATTAGAAATAAAAACACCAGCAGATACTTTACTTAGATGGCCTTCCAGCAGTGATGTAAATCATCTTAAAATAAACCATGCAAGTTGCATTGCACGCCCTACAGGAGATAACAAACCAGTAATAGCTGGAAATCTTTTAGTAACAGCAGGAGAATTTAATACTTTAGAAGGTGGACAGAATCACGCACTTACAGTAACAGG